ATAATTTGTGAATATTAACCAATTTATTGTTGGTTTCCGAAATAAATTGTATAATTAAGCATTTATCTTTTTTTATAATTTATTTAAATATGTTCTAATAACCGCTTAAAACGTATTTAAAAAAATTGTCTACTCAGCATTGCGTTGATTATTGCGGTTTATTTCAATAACTGAATTTTTCCATCAGTTTTACTCCCCTTTTTGATAATGTTTAAACCATTTTGTTTCTTTATGGGGTCGTTAACTGCGGACTCGTTCTCATCTTTGTCGTAGTTCTTGTTGTAGTGAGTTTTCGCAAAGTCCCACAATTGCTTCGAACCAATGCGGTACTCTCTGTTCTGAACCCCCTTGTACCAAAACACGCAATCTTCTATTTTATTGCTCTTACTAGTATTGTCGAGTACCAAACATTCGTAATTTTCCGTGCATGCCGTAAATGTTTCCTGAAAACTCTGAAAGGTTGGAAAAATACCACAAAAATTTTTCCAAAGTTTAATTTGGTTTGCAACTATATTTTCGCGAAGAAGAAAAACAAAATCTATATTTGTTCTCATATCTGGCGGCAAGTCCATACAATATTGCATACTTAGGAAAAACAAGATCCTCCAATGTCGACCATTCATAAAAATTTGTCTCATATTCTTATCCCTAATCATCTTTCGGTCATACATGAGATCGTCTATCAACAAAAACACATGCCCGCGTTTTGGATCTGTTTCTTCTTTAACACACTTCTTTTGTTGTTTTATTAATTTTTCCAAAGCCTCGCTTTTAAATTCACTATGGATAAAAAGATCGGGAAAATAATTCGCATAGAACCCATTCCCATCTTCTGTACCACTCATGATCACGCCGTATGGAACAGTCCTGTGGTAGTACATAATGTCGCTAATTAACGTACTATTATGTGTAACAGTAAAATCACCCAATAAGAATCGATGATTGCCATCAACTTCAAACCCATAATAATTGTCCACGCCCAATGGTTCTATGGAAAATTCTGTATCTTCTATATGATCTATACGTGGAGGGTTAAATGTTTTAATGATCACTTTGTACCCTTTAAAATGTTCCGTTGTTTTAGAAAGTTTCGCTAAGCGCAAATATTCTTCTATTGGTATATCTATAATACTCCCGCTAGACTCAGCTTTAAGACTAAGTACGTGATTTTCATTTACGACATAATCATCTCCTTTTGTTTGAATAACTTTATACATTTCTGATTCACCACTTGAAAGAGCAAGTACATTCCGAGGACACGAATCGTCCCCCATTATTACATCCCCAATATGAATATCCTGAACCATTTTTATTGAGCCATCATACATAAGAATAGGCGTATCTCTACCTAAACATTTTCCCGATCCTCTTTTCCCGATGAACACACAGGTTGGTGGGCTACCCTTTATTCTTCTATTTTCCATCGTAGCCGGGTTAAATTTGTGAATTTTTAAATTCGAAGTCATTTTCTTCGATTCTAAAAAACACTAAAGTTATTATTTTATAATTTTTTACGACGCCAATTAACTATAGAAATCTTCTTGTAAAAGTTCTTGTTTGCTCGTCATCATTTTCTTTAGGTATTTTTCATATAAGAATACGATTAGTACGCCAATTATGACGGACGGTACGATGCTATATATATATATTGTCGTCTTGTTAGTTTCTACTTCATCCTTAGATTTCTCACACAAGTAACCATATATCACGTAAAAAAACAGGGCAGATACTACGAGAAATATACCAACCGTTATTGCTGTTATTTCTAAACCAAGTAAAATCATTTAATTATTAAATACGTCGGTGTTTTTTAAACACCTTTAGCCGCAACTGCCGGTCACGCGACGCGGCGAGAAGCGCCGCACCAATACATATTCAAGTATTGATGAGCTACCGCGTCGGGGCGTCTACGTAGTGAACGCCTGCGGCGGCCGAATTCACGTCGTCTCATCCGTCTATCTGGAGACGGTGGAGTGTCGGGCCGCGGCGGTGGTTCTTCGTCTTCTTCTTCGTCGTCTTCTTCTTCGTCGTCTCCGTTGACGCCGTCTTCTTCGTCGTCTCCGTCTTCTTCTTCGTCGGCGGCGGGGAATAAACCATGACGATACTCCCACCAAACAAGCCTTTGTGGGGGTTGTTGTTGGGGCGATATTTTTGGTAGTTTTTTACTATATAGATTGGGGGTGTTAGGACTTGGGTATGACATCTGGAAAAGTGTTCTTAGTCTTTGTGGACTATAAAGCCCCGGCCGAGGCGGAGGAGGATGTCTTAGCGGTGCACCCGGAATGACCAAGCGCGGTGGCGATAGTACATTAGGGCTACCATAAATAAGAACTCCTCCGGGGCCCGCTCCTATGGCACCCTCTTCATCGTCTTCAGAGGAGGGAGACTGCATTTCTTCGTCGTCGTCATCGACGCTCTGCGTCGAAGGATACGGCTTTGCCGTATCTTCTTCGGAGGAAGGTGTTTCGTACCCGTCTCGGTTCATTGTTTATTTGCTTTGGTATTTGCTTTGCTAATAGTCAAGATTTTTTTAAAAGAGAATATAAATCATCGTAGCCGCCAATGAGTTTTCCATACATATATATAGCAGGTACTGTTTTTGTCTGAGATCGTTGCAAAGCTTCGCCAATTGTTCCATAGTATTCTTTAGTGAATGGTGTTTTACTGGACCTAAGTAATTTGTCAGCCTTGACAGTATATGAGCACTTTTCAGACCCAATAATATGAATTTGCGCCGCTGGATTCGCCGTAGAAGACCGTACATGTTTTTGAATATCTTTGTAGCTACAGTCACCGCTAATTGAAAAGTAATGAAATATGGCATCCCTCTGGGGCATGATTGGTAAGATGCCCCTTGCCAAGTATGATTCGTAATTTTTGCTATAGTATTGTAGGGTTTCCTTTTTGAATTTGGTATCTAATGAAATATAGGGTACATATTGGTTTTGTACAAATATATTGTTTGGGGTTAGGGATAAATTGAACCACTTGTCGCATTTTATAAACTTGTTAGAAATTTTCTCAATGAGGGGGAGAATATTGTAAATATCACTCACGGGGACGTTTAAGCTAAGGGTGTGGCCGTGTTTATCTACTGCGTAAAATCCGGTATCATTTTCATATTCCTTCAGGTATTTTTTAAAGGGGGTGTTTTTAACACTACCCTTGCTATATATAGGTATCCCATTGCATTTTAAATTGTTCCCGCAACCTCTAACTTTTTTCTTGTGATTGAAAATGTTTCCTAACTGAAAGGATTCTACAAATTGAATAAAATCATTAGGCGTTATTTGCTTACGAGAATTTATGCGATAGGTTCTAAACCCGTGACTACTTCTAAAATATATTTCAACAAGGGCAACAATAATTCCGCGTAATATATCACATATCACATCAAAACGCGTCGGGCTTCGCGTCACCGCATCAAGCAATTCTTCTTTGGACATGCCCTTTTCTTTGAGGTAATTAGAAAAATCTTGCGAATACCTATCCATCGCTTGCAGCTCCTCTATATATATATCAACAAGTTCGTCAAATTCAGGACCATCAATGGCGGCCGAAGGCAGCGAAGCACACAATGAAGTAAGTATACAATGGTTTGTTTGAAGTATATATACACCCTCTACTGCAGGTATTGCGTGTGCGAAAGAACCGCGGAGACCAAATAGCAGTGATTCCCTAATATCTTCACCACTTGGCCACCCCCATATAGTGTCTTCCTGAAGGTAGCAGCTAATTGGGTGAGTATGAAAGTTAAGGATTCCGAGAGGAGCCTGTACGCTATCCTTGTCTCCGTTCATTGTATGTATTTTCTTGTGCGATGTTCTTCTTTTAATTTCTCCGGTTTCGCTATTTGCCGGAAAGGTAAATTTCCCCCCAACTTCGTAATTTTTGGACATGAGTGGATAAACTTTCATGAGTGTTTCCTTACTGATGACCCAGTCCTTTAATCCGCCGGGTACATCAACTGAACACATTACATATATATATTATTAAAATATTTTAAATATTTTATATTGTTAAATGAAAAAACTGCACTGGGGGGATTTTTGCGAAAACTATGAAAATGTTGTTGCATCGGAATCCTTAAAAAAATTGCACCGTAAAATTGGATTAAAATCTGGTTTCTTTGATGATGAAATTCCTGAAATGGAATTGGCGTATAGATATATAAAACCAGAATATAGTGTACTAGAATTTGGTGGAAACATCGGTCGAAATTCAATCACAATTGCTAGTTTGTTGACAAAAAAAAACGATGGTAGCGTTAACTTGGTTACTCTCGAAACTGGAGATATAGTTGAATTGCGAAAAAATATGGAATCTTCCGGTCATAAATTTACCATAATTAACGCCGGATTGTCAAAAAATAATTTATACCAAAGCGGTTGGGTGAGTGACCGTATTCGGCAGCCGAAGGCTAGCACCGTTAATAAAGTATCTGTAGATGAAATTTATAGAATAAGCGGTATAAATAAGTTTGATGCCTTGGTTGTAGATTGCGAGGGTTGTTTCTATGATATAACGAACGATTTTCCAGAACTACTACAGAATTCTAAATTAATTATCATAGAAAATGACTCACCGGAACATAATGATCATATAAAACAAAATATATTAAAAGCCGGATTCAAGTCTGTTTTTTGTGGAAATCATGTTGGTCGTCAGCCATGTTTCTACCAAGTTTTTATAAAATAAGTAAATTATTATCCGCCCGGAGTGCTGCTGACGCTGGAAAACGAAGCGTTACGAGGTTCAAAATATAATGAAATGGCGTTTTCACGCGGTCATAAACAGTATTAACAAAGTCTACATGCTTGTCCATCTTATCACACTTGTAGCCAATTATCGTAATTTTTTCCTCTATCGCCGAAATTCTCTCATCAATACGTTGCAAAGAATAAAATATCTTTTCCAAGTCGACGATCGCGGTCATTCTTTTATATATAAAACAGATTTAAAGATTAAAATACAAGCACAATTAAGAGGGAATGGGACATATTCTAAGCAACGTACCCGCGATGGAAGAGGAGCCGTTCCAGATTGTGCGACGCGCCACACGACCTGATACGGATTCGGTACGTCTAGCGAATAGTGAGACTGGTCCTATTGCCATTCCAGTGACAGATGTATTGCTCGTAACTAATATTCGTAACATTGTGCTAGGTTACTGGCCTCGTCGGCGTAATGATTATTTTCCAGGGCCTCAGCCAGTATCACTTGAGCGCAGGGACCTATTTAAGCTGAAAAGGTTTCCATATTTGGTATGTGTTAAATCAGACGGTATGCGATTTATGATGCTTTGTACGCAAAGCGTCAACGCGACCGGAGGTCCCAAATGCTATATGATTGATCGTGCATTTAGGCCCTTTGAGGTAGAACAGGCGTTTGATAATGTTGTGTATACGAATACACTATTTGACGGAGAACTTGTAAAGTTCAAGAATGGAGTTTGGACATATATTATCCATGATTGTGTGTCATTTAAGGGTGAAGATGTGTCGCAACTTAATTTTAATAAGCGTTATGCTTGTGCTACGGAAACAGTCAATAAGTTGTTGGTGGCAAAGCCACCGGGTATGTTCCCTATTGAAATAAAGAAATTTGTACCGTTTGGTGAGTTGAAGACCCTGATTGATATGGAATCTCGCAATGAAATTTCGCACCCTACGGACGGTCTTATTTTCACTCCGACCATGCTCCCAATTGGTACTAATGCACAGTATACGCTTTTTAAGTGGAAGTCGGTTAAACTTCATACATTTGATTTCAAGATTACTAACGAACCGGACAAGCATATTGCCTTTGTTAATAACAAGGGAGTGCTTTCAGCCTTTGCGTCGGTTACGAAAGATTCATCGCAAGGGAAGGATTTTGGTGAAAAACTCGCGGGGCTGACAAATCCCAAGTATGAATCTGGTATGATTGTTGAGTGCGAATACAACCCAAAGACAGGATGCTTCGACCCCCTTTTTGTACGTACGGACAAGACCCACCCCAATGGACTATACACGGTAGATAAGACACTATTGAACATCAGAGAGAATATCACAATCGAAGAACTATCATCGCTTCACCGATCGTAGTTGGCGAAGTGAAAAACAAAAAAAAATTGAAAAAAAATATATATTGATTACTAAGTAAGGGGATGGCCGATGAATTAGAAATTGTAATATGGGTGTTTCTTGGAATTCTGTTTATCATATCATTCGTATGTTTAATTTTAACTACCTCTACGGATACTTTCTCAAACGTATTGAAGGTACAGAAGGAAGTTGCCCGTTCGGATTGTAGCATATTGGCTATGTCCCCAATTGAAACGACCGGTCCCAGGCTCCCTATGACAGATAAATTTATACTATTCCAAATTGATTGCGGGGGACTTAACAACATAAGAATGCAATTCGAAACATTGACCGTTCTTGCATGGTTGACAGAAAGGACATTGGTATTGCCACCACCAACTACTTGGTATTTATTAGGGGATAAATTAATTGAGCCAACGGATATATTTGATTTTGACTGTTGGGCATCCCACATTCCAATACTTACCTATAAGGAGTGGCTAGGGTACATTGGTAAACCTGACTCCGCGTCTTACAAAGACTTTTTCAGAAATTTGGAAAAGGGTGAATATGGCGAGGTGCATGAACCGATGTGGTCACCCGGTAAAACAAAGTTCAAAATGGAATTTCTAGACCAGAAGGACTCTAAAATATGGTATTTCTATTGTGATCGTGTGGAAAACTTTAGAAATTTGGACCACCGGATGTTGGGAAATACCGAATGCTATTTCCAAGTCCTACCCGAAGAAACAAAGAGAGAAATGAGAAAACTTATATGGGAATCTATCAAGTACAAGCATAAATTCTACGAGTCCGCCAATCGCCTACTTAATGAATTATCCCTTCGAACTGGTCAATATAATGCAGTCCATGTAAGAAACTGGGAAGGTAGTAAACCGCAGTATAAAACAAGGGCACAAGAAGAAATTATAGATAGAATTTTACAACTTGATAAGAGTATGCCCATATTATTACTTTCACAAGACGTTCTTCAAAATATACCCGAAAGAATTAGGGAAAAGATGAACAAACTGTTTAATGAATATAAACTCGTGCGTCCACCTAAGTCAGACACTTCGGTAGATCAGTCTGTTCTGGAAATGTTACTGGCGATCCCTGCACTAAAATTTTTAGGTAGTCCCTCGAGCACATATAGTACTGGTATTATGCAATTACGAGGATACTTTGCAAGATTCTGTAATAAAATAGACGATAAGCCAGACTTTATTGACGGAAGAACAAGTGACTATCTTAAATGCTCTCCCATGAATAGGGCATCTTGGGATTTTGACAAGACATCTATGAACAAAACAAAGGACTTCTACAGAGACGTATGATCGAATTAATATGTTTCCGCATAAGTAATGGCTACCCGAAAGAGTTTAGAAAATCACACGGAAAATACAATGCAAAGATCCGCAGTCATAAATATCTATGGTAAGCGCCGCTTAAATTAATTATGTTTTCTTTTTCTATCAAAAAAAAAAGATAATTAAATATAAATGAGCAATCAACGTCGTCGCTACGAACAGGGTTACGACGGAGATGATTCAAACTCATCATCATCATCTGAATCTGACGATGATGATGAATCATGGGAGTCTAATTATTTTTTTAGACGTAGCAAGAGAACTGTGAGAGAATTGAGTTTTATACTTAAACATGCTTTAAAACACCCACCAACCATATCAAAACAAGAATTTGTTTGTTCGTTATATTACGATAGGGTTTCCGGAAATTGGACAAAGACTCACGAAAAAATATACCAAAAAATACTCAAGTTTTTAAATTGACTTTGTCACTTGGTCTTTCTAATCTTCTTTTGTGCTTCCTGTCTCGAATAGGTTCTTCCCACTACGGAAACCTTGTGTATTTTCCCATCAGAATCCTTACGGACGTAGTAGTATCCGCTGCCAGTTTGCTTAGGGTGGGCAGCCTTTGCATGTCCCTTTACAAAAACCACTCTGGGGTCTCTCTTTGACACAGAGCTCTTGCGTTTTTGGGCGGGAACGGACGAACGCTTTACACTTGACTTTTTCTTGACTAGGCCTCTGAACCAATCCATTTCTTTGTTTTAGAATAAATTAATATTTAAAGATCCTTATAATAACCGCAAAAAAAGTTTTTATTAATTTTTTAAAAAAATATGTTTATGTATATTAATAACAAAATGGGGAAACATTCAGTTCGCAAATCTCACCGCAAAGCGCATCGCAAAGCGTCTCGCAAAGTGACTCGATTCTTCAAGAAGTCCAGAAAGTCGAGGCGGCAAAGCCGCAAGTCGTTTTTTAAGAGAATGTTCAGTAGGTCCAAAAAGGGTTCCAAAAAGGGTTCCAAACGCCATCGCAAGTCTTTCTGGAAGAGATTCCTAAGTAGGCGCAAATCTCGGTTCGGACATGGCGTTTCGGCCAATATGCCCAACACGGCAAAGATGATGGGTAATTTCACACCTCCGTATATGATGAATACGTGGGGACAGTATACCGGAATGGGCCCCGAACAGACTATGAACCACCTAAACGGCATACCCTTGTCGCTGAGAACAAACTTTTATTCGGACATCAATTAATCGAAGTAAGACACAAATAGCTTAGGGATAAAATTTATTCTAGTAATATAAGCGTTTAAAACAGCAAAAAGCTTTCTATTAGTAGAATATACAGAGATGACCGAAAATATTGTAACCAACGTAGACGTTATTGCCGCGGAGGGAGATGTAGTAGTCCAGGATTCTGGAAATGCTAGCGACATAATCAACAATCTTATCATCAAGATGGAAACTATTTTCAAGGAGGGACGCTCCTTTATCATGGAGCTTAAGAATATTCGTAAGGAGGTGTCTAAGCTGGAGAAGAAGAAGGTGCGAAAGGCTCGCGACCCCAGCCGCCCTAAGAAGTCGGCTACTGGTTTTGCCCTCCCCGTAACAATTTCTAAGGAGCTGTCTGTTTTTTTGGAGATTCCCGAGGGGGGGCTCATCTCCCGCACGGAGGTTCTTCGCAAGATCGATGGGTATGTGAAGAAGCACGACCTCCAGCTTCCCACGGATCGCCGCAAGAT